ATGATCCCAAAATAACCAATGTTTGAATTGCTTTACGCATATCAATCTCCTTTCTATCACCGCGAAATTACGGCTTAAAGTTTTTCATAGTATTAACATCAGCACGAACTTTCGTCAATGCTGATTTATCAAGAGCAACCAAACCAATGTCAGAAAGATAACCTTCCTCACCAATGGCTTTGTCACTCACGTACTCAACCGCAAATTCCTTCAAGCCAGGAATTACACCAACATGTGCCTTCTTGACATAAATGAAAAGTGGGCGAGCCGTTGGATATTTAGTTGAGGAGATTGTTTCGAAGGTTGGAGCAATACCGTCAATTTCGAGCCCTTTGACTCGATCCATGTTCTCTTCCATGAATGAATAACCAAACACGCCAAGAGCATTTGGATTTGTTGCAAGTTTTTGAACGATTAGATTATCATTCTCACCTGCTTCAACATACGCACCATCTTCACGGATTGTATGGCAAACTCTCTTGTATCTTTTCTCATCAATATCTTTGAGTGATTTGATCCATGAGTATTGCTGACATCCTGCTTCCAAAAATAATTCAGCAAATGAATCGCGTGTACCTGAAGTTGGTGGTGGACCAAGCACTTCGATCTTGATTGCTGGCAAAGATGGGTTTACATCTTTCCATGTTTTATTTGGATTAGCAATAAGTTCAGTTGGGTTTGATGGATTTGGAATCTGCTTTGCGAGAGCAAGATACACATCCTTACGAGTCAATCCGTTGATCTTATGATTCTTGCTGCCAGAAATTGTGAGCCCATCAAATCCAATCTTGATTTCTAGAATATCTTTGACGCCATTTTGTGAGCATGTGACAAATTCACCAGCCTTCATGCGACGTGATGCGTTGGCAACATCTGGGAACTGTGGACCAACACCATTACAAAACAACTTGATGCCACCACCAGTACCTGTTGATTCGACTTTTGGTGTCTTGAACTTACCAGTACGACCAAATTGCTCAGCAACTTTAGTGGTGAATGGGTAAACTGTTGACGAACCAACTACTGAAATTTGATCACGACCTGCCTGAGCATTCGCGAAATGAGAAACTACGAGTAGAGATAGCGCAAATAAAACTGCGAGTTTAGATTTCATGGAGTGACTCCTTTAGGTTAGGAGTCATTATATAGAGAAAAGATATTACGAACGTATTAAAAATTCGTAGTTTTTAAGATAAACTAAAAAATAAAGTCTCGGTTCATCTGTCGTAACATGGTGCGCACCACATCCTAGATTCCTCTTTTACAAAAGCAGCCATCGCTGTGCGACAAACCTTACACCGAAAGGTAGGGCGGCTGGTGTTTTATTTATAAATTATCCAATTGAAACATTCTTTACTGAATCGACACGGAAAGAACGCCAACTATTCGCTTCTACATCCCAAACAGAGATGTTATTGCCTGTGTTTTCAGTTAAAAGCACGCGACCATTTGTTGCTGCGTTTGGAACATATTCGCCCAACAAAGTACATTTCATAACGCGCTCCTCTCCATTGACTTTTGTAAAAGTTACAGTAACAACACTACTACGAAGAAGTTCCGTTATATTCTCGCGAGTAAAGATCATATTACACCTGCTTGATGATTGAGTTAATTTTGGCTTTTGGGAATTGCCAATTAGAAAGAACACGCTTGAACATTTCTCTGATGTCTTTTTTTGGGATTGCTTTATTCTTCACCATAAGACCATTATACCCTGCTTTAGAGTAATTGTCAATAAAGTGGCGAACATCACCAATATATGCACTCATAACTTCGATTGAATTTTCTTCGCCTTCTTTATAAGTTAGGATATGATATTTGTACCCTAATTCTTCTGGCGCAAATTCTCTGTGCTCATACTTGTAAATTGTGCTGTCGACTTCTATTGAATCTTCTTTTCTATCAACGTGCCACAATGCACCATCACAATTTTCGAATGTCGCTGTCATGATTTTCTCCTTTCTCGTTTTCTCTTTTATCGATCATGTACCGAGCAATGTACCATGCATCAACAATGTCAGTCGTTGGAGATCCAAGTTTAGTGGTAGGAGATATTATACTATGCAAGTCTACAAAAGTATCCTTTACAAATGTTTCATACATTTTATCTTTTGTAGCGTTTCCTTTCCCAGTCGCATATTTCTTTACGACTGTTGGTGGAACTGTGAAGAATCGATACCCATGTTTGTACAACATGTATTTCAGAATACCACAATTTTCAGCAAGATTAAAGACCTTACCTTTCGAGCCAAAGGAATAATCTTCAATCATAATCACAACATCTTTCTTATCAAAACCAGCAAGAATAGTCATGACCCAAGAGGCGATATTTTCATAACGCTCCTGGTCTGTTAAATATTCCTCATGCTGCTCGCCGAGAATGTTGTGGAATTTGCCTTGAACTGTCTTACGATCGTTTAGAAAGTAGAAGAAACTGTTTGAGAATGTCTTATCGCGTGACACGCAAACGCAGGGAGAAGTTAGACTATAGTCAATTCCAACGACGATCATCTTCGTCGTCTTCAAGTGGATCTTCAACTATATCATCATAATCTTCACCATCATTAAAGTCTAATTCTTCGCTCTCGTTATCATAAAAGTCACCGCAGAATGGACAGTGACTTGGCGAGTAACTGACTTCCTCTTCGTCGTAGGATAGTGCAAAACTTGAACCACAATTATCGCAAACTAACTTTAGATCTGGCATAATCAACCTCTTGTAACTGCTAGAATCTTTTCTATTTGCTTCTTGATCACTGGTTCACGATTTTCCCATTTGATCATTGGCTTGTCAGGATTCTTCATCAGATTATATAGTAACGGCAGGATTAATCCTTCTAATTCTTTCATCTTTGCTTTATGTTTTTCTTCTAGTGCTTGAACATATGCGCTCTGTAATCCTTGCTCTTGTGCATCTAAAAGAGAGTCAATCTTTGCTTGTAACGCAGTAAGTTGATCGTTACTTAAAGTTGGCTGTGGATTTGGTGCGATCGTTAATTGTACTGTCTCTTCTTCAAAACTAAATCCAAAATCGAATTCGTTGTCTACTTCAGACATTTTCCTTTACCTCGTAATCGTATCGATCGTCATCAGAGAGAACCCACTTGGCTGTATTTTCTACAGACCACATTTGCGTTCCAAGTTTTCTCTCAATGATATTCTGTCCAGGCTTCGTGACAAATGATGGCTCAAATGCGCGGCAGCGATTGTTTGGTTGAATTGCAAAGTTGCCATTATCTAACTTGATCACATGCCCACATTTATGTTGCCCTGGAACTTCACTAAATCCAAGATCTATAATGTTCTTATCTTCATGTGCCCAATCTAGCGTAAACAAATAAGTCCCTTCGTTCCACTTCTTATTACGATCAATGTATTTTATGCGCTTGTTGATTAAAAAATCGAACTGCGTAACTCCAATGTATGAACTGAAGGAATCCCACAGAACTAGATTATATAGCGACGCTTGCGGCGCAGGAGTCTTATGACAGAAAGCGTGTATCGGCATGCGAAACCAAAGCCCTTCGTCTTCCATGATGAAATGAAAAAGTGGGGCACGATGCGGTATCGACGCCACACCGAATATAAGGACTGGAAGATATGAGTCTTTCTTTTCATCCCACTCGAGACGATTCTGTAAAAAATTGGACCGCACATAGCACTCTATAGGCGGAATGTTAGCGTTTATGTATGCCATGGAATTATTTAGTCAAAAAAGAATAAGTGAAATAATCTAGAATCTTGAATTGTTTGACCGAAGTATTCGTTTGCTGCATGAATACATCTTGCGTCAAAGATGACTAGACGGTTGAACACATTTCCTGCTGTGTCGACCAACTCGAATTTCGATTTGTCGTAGAATCCACCAGTAAATACGCTTTCAGCGCCAGGATCAGTTGCGCATCTAGCACGCGTTTGTTTGTGTGCGAATAAAGATGTTCCGCTTTGATATGGTGCATCTGGAGTTAGGTATACCATGCCAGCCCATGTTTGATTGTCCCAGTGATACACTAATGCATCCTCTGGTGTGCAATACTGGAACACACCATTCATTCCATGCTCATCCCAAACAGTAATCTTGAAGCCAATTATCTCTTCAATCTTCTGGCGCATTTGGGGTGTATGAAATGGCTTGGTTCTTTTTCCCTTATAGTATCGTAAGTCTTCAGTGTATTCTTGTTGTAGAGCAAAGTTTCTGACTAGATAAGGATCTTCGTAGAAGTCATCGACGATAAACAGTCGTTTCTTTTGCGGTTTGTTTAGTGCAAAAACAGTTCCGATCTGCAGTTGCCTAGAAAGATCTGTTGCTCTTTCATGTAAATACTCAGGATAATTACCAGTGTCATGATAGTAATTTGGATTAATCATAAAATGATAATTTGGAAATGGATTAATTCTTTCAGGCTGAACAAGTGCTTTTGTGCACTCAAACATCTTTTTGTAATCCATTAGTTCCCAATATGTCTCAGCCAAATGAATTAGGTGATCATTTCTGACTGGTGCAAACTCTTCTGATGCTTTATAATATTCTATTGCTTTATAGTGTTCGCCAAGAAATTTGTATGCAGTGCCAATGCTGTTCATAGCATAGTATGCCATCTCATCAATACGCTGCGCCTTCTTGGTTTCGTTGTAATTATGTGTATAATTAATTACTTGCTCATAATAAAATATGCATCTTCTAGCATATTCCTTCTGGTGTATTTCTTTTAAAGGATAAAAATTGCCACGATAGCAATCTTCATACGATTTACCTATGTACCAAAAGTGGTACAGATCTGTCAACATTGTGTCTTCGCGAATAAGTTTTTCTTCTAACTTTAGTGCATCTGTAATGTATTTTGTTGCAATTGTATAACTTTCGCCGAATGACTGACCACCGACCATCCTAAATGATTTAGACAGCGGAGATCTAACAAAGTTTTCACCAATATTATCTTTGTCTAATAGAATTGTTTCGTGTGCTGGATCGTGGTTAAATCGCCATGGTAATCTAGCATTCCAAATCCATGCTCTAAGATAGATTAGAGAAGGTGCTAGAGAAGTTACATGAAATGCTTGCAATGAATGGTCGTCAAACGCAGACCAATCAAAGTCCTCATCAACGACTAATGTTTCATCACAATCCATTTTCATGATCCAGTCACAACCATGATCAAGTTTTAGGCATGTCTGCAACAAATGATCGCGATTCCAACCAAATCCAACCCAGCCCTCTTCCACATTATAGAGATGTCCTGGGATGTTATATTTCTTTTGCCAGTCTCTAACAATATCTGGAGTGCCGTCAGTTGAACCATTATCTTGCAGCACCCAATAATCAATATATGGTGCTACTGATTCTAGCATTTTCCCAATGTTCCTTGCTTCATTTTTGAACATCGAGATCATTACGATTTTAGATTTCTTGTTCATATTGTTAACAGATATGGTCTACGTTTATCTGATTTAACTGCAACCAACCAAGCATCAGTAATAGCGATGTTGTCGCTTCTTGGCTCCCAATAGAATGTATCTAGTTTAAATGCTTGAAACCTTATATTGGTATTTCTGATAAAAGATGCTTTGTCTTTTTTGGTGTAATACCAAAAGCAATTTTCATTCCAGTAACTTACATGAGTTGGATCTTGAAATGCACCGCGACCGTCTGTTGATGGGACTTGAATAAACGCCCAGCCACCGTCAACTAAAACACGATGAATCTCTGATAGAATTTTATGTTTATCGTGTAGATGTTCCAAAATGTGCGATGCATAGATAACACCAACTGAATTATCATGAAGAGGGATACCATTATTCAAATCGTATGTCATATTACCTTCTTCAAGATCAATGTTAACATTACATCCTTCTTTTGGATTAATTCCACCGCCAAGTTCAACAATATGTAATCCTTGGTCTTTTGCGTCTTTACATGCTAATTGCCAAGCATATTTGTGAAACAGTTCGCGTGTTCTTTGTTGAATTGCCTGATTACGTTCAAGCCAAGTATTTTCCCCAGTAACTCTGTAGATGTAAAGAACTTTAGGGATATGTACCATTTTGGTGTTTAGATATGTGCGGATCAATAAATCATGGTCATCGCATATATCTAAATTTGGATCATGCCCACCAATACTAACATAAACTTCTTTTCGCCATGCTCGAACATGGTCTGGAGCAAACCAAATAAAACTTAAACTGTGGCTGCTTGCAGGAAAACTATTATGTGCTAATAATTTTTTGTCATTCCAATCAATGTATCTATATGTCCAACCATATAGTTCATTAAATGGTTTAGGTTCTTCTTTCATGTGCCAAATAGCATCATCGCTATAGGCAAATCCAACTTCCTTATCTTGGAATGTTTTATATAATTCTTCTAAACAATCTGAAGTTATAATATCATCGTGGTCTATTTCGACTAGGATATCTCCGTCACCTAGATGAAATGCTTTATTTTTGTTAAAGCCCACGCAACTATTTTGTTCTTCGCTGACAATGATTCTAACTTTATTGTCATTGCGAATTTCTTCTTCAATCAAATCGGGAGTGGCTCCCCCATTTAAGAAGATGAGCCACTCCCAATTATCATAAGACTGATGTTTGATGCTGTTGTATAGATCTAGTAAAAATGCATTTTTTAAATGCGTTGGTGTTATAATACTAAATTTCACACATCACCTCATCAATCAAAAATTACTCTGCGGCTGGGGCAACAGCAGCGTCAGCGGCTGGAGCGGCTTCAACAGCAACTTCAGCAGCAGGTGCTTCTTCAGCAGGAGCAGCAACAACGGCTTCTTCTGCTGCCTTATCAGCAGCAACTTCGGCTTCTGGTGCGCCACCACAAGCAACTAGACCAAGAGCAACGAGACCAACTAGAATTGACTTCGACATATTTTTCTCCTTTGTTTTAAATTTCACACCCACCTGCAGCAGTGCAAGCAAGTTCTTTTGCTGAAGTTGTTGTATCCGTTTCTTCCATGAATTCCACCCAGTTGATATCAACGTTTTGGAGCGCAAGGAGTTCGTTATACTTGGCTTCATCAATTTCTTCGTAAGGTGCTTGACGATATGAACCATTGTCACGTGGGAGGAAAGAAACACCTGATAGAACAGAGATGTTTTTATAGACCCATGCACCAACTTCCATCCATTCATCATCACCGACATATACTGTAATCGAAGGCTTGTGTTCACACCAGTGATCCTGATAGATCTTCCAAAGTTCCAACTGTTCAATCGCAGTCATATCGTGGCGAGTGACAGAGTTCTTTGGTGCCTTCATTGGGAATGAGAATACCCAATTTGATTTGCTATAGAAATCTTCCTCAGCCTTATATCCTTTCTCAATCATAAACGTAGCGAGCGGATCTTTCATATCTGCTCTTACACGGCGAATGTAAAACTGAGAATAACGTGGGTGAATGCCTGATGCGGAATCCACCAATTGTGAAACAGTGCCAGAAGGTTTGACGCAAGTGATTGCAGCCGACTGTGGAATACCAAGAGCGTCGGCGAATTCCTTATTCGTTTCAACACAGTGAAGTCTGATAGCATCCAATGCATCCGCGAGTTTCTGTGACGGTTTATTTAGAAGTTTGCTGTCGCAGATAC